CTCAAATTTAAAGGTTTATTGAGCTCTGTCCTATCCACATTTGACACTGAGCCACTACCACTAGGAGTAGCAGTAACAAAGTGAGGGTTCTGTGTTAAAAACTCTTGAACGAACTCGTCAGTCGTCAAAAGCTCCCCTTTGTTGTTATATCGTGCAATATTATTTTTATCAAGTATTTCTACACTTCCAGAATCACTTAGCTTGATATTATTCTTCAATAATTCAACTACTTGATCTGGATTGATAGCACGATTTTTTGAAGCCGAAGAAAGCAATGCCTTATTAATTTTTATATCTCTAAGTTCACTTTCTAAAGTTCCAATCTTTTTGCTATACTCTTCCGATTTCTCTTTAAGTATTTGTTCAAACTCGCCTTTTTGTATTTTTTGTTTTTCTTCTGCTTCTCTTGTTTGTTTTACTGCATTGATAGCAGTATCTAAATCTTCAACATCTAACTTTTTATATATTGAAGCTCTTTCTTTAGCCAATCGTTGTTTGACTATATTGTTAACATCTTCTTCACTAAAAGAATTTCCATTAACAGTTTCTTTTGTTTCTTCTTTTGGTTGATCTTCAACCACAGTTTCCGTAGTTTGTTCTACTTTATTTTCTTCAGCCATTTAATACTCCCTGTTATATATTCCATTCTGGGTTAGTTGGTAACCATGTATGACGACATCTATATCCTCCTCGAACAATAAATGGGTCACCGGGCGATTTTCCTTTCCATGGTCTATTATTCCAAATATCCCGAATTTCAGTTTCGGTTAATGTTTTGTTTAGCATATTTACACAGAAAGGTCTAGAGTCACGAACCAATGTCCCTGTGTAGGTAAAATGATTAAGTCCACTCTCTTTTGCTTTCTTCACTGTAAACTGCCCATGAAACTGCATTACTGAATCGTGAGCTATTTGACTTGCATATCTTCGTAAGTTATTGCCTGCTCGGTCTGCCGCATATTCTGTATGTAGTTTTCTAATCGCTTCTTCTATTTGTGCTTTTTTAGATGCATCAAATTTATTTTCATTAATAAAATCAACTAATTCATTTATCTTACTCATATCTGATCTTTGATATACTCCGTTAATATGTGATCTGATATTTTTGACCATATCATCAAAAGGACGACCAGCTATGATACTTTGATAAACTTCATCATTTATTACTTTTAAGAATCTTTCAGCAATATCTTCAAATCCTGCAAATGCTTGATATTTTAATGCATTGATAGTTCTTAAATCAACTTCTGTAAGATTTTTAAATTTAGCAGGAATAGGCATCTCGCCAAATGCATCTAGAACATCTTTTGCTATTTTGTTATATTCTTCATTAATAATTAAATCTGCTTCATTAAGAAAATTTTCTTCTATTGAAGCTCTTAATTTAGGTTGTAGTTGTATCGCTATTCTTGTTTCAATATCTAGATTACCACCAGTAGCTCTAGTAACTTCTTTTATAATATCGTCCTCTAAACGATATAAGGTTTCTATTATTCTTTGTTCATGTTGATCAGATAGTTGATCTAAAATTTTTGACATATTTGATTTATATATTTATATTTTTGTTTAGTAAATGGGGGAATATCCCCCACTACATCAATTTAAATTAAATTCTTCAATAAAAGATAAAATGTATTTTTTATCTTCTATTGGCAAATTTTTTAATAATAGCTCAATTTGATCTTTTTTGAGATAATGGCAAAGTTCACAAAGAACTTCTATATTTATTTTTGTTTTCATATGAATATAATATATTTTTAAGATTATTAATTTAGTGAAATGTTTGATATTTTATTTCACAATAAAAGCTGAATAATACTAACCTTATAATGGAAAGTTTTTCTTCCATGCCCTTATTGACCAATATGCTGGCGAAAGTGTTTTCTGTCCTTTGACTTGTTTGAGTACTCCTCCCATTCTTG